TTTGAATAGTTTTAAACCTACGTTGCACCATTGCGCTGATGGAGTAGCCGTGATGATTGTCGTAATCGTCTGCAAAGTTGCGTGCGATATGTACTCTCTAATGTACGGAGATATGTCGTAGTAAGTTGCAGGATTGTTTGAGGACGGAATGAGCTTAGAAAGCGTGTACTCAGGAGAGGCAGGCATTGAGCCAGTACCATTCCAAAGATAGATTTCTAATTTCGTTTCTATTTGCCCTGTTTCGTTGATCGTTACGATGTACGGACTCCTTGCGTTTATGTTAGCCATTTTTATTTGTGATTACCATTTGATTAAATAATTGCTCTACCTCTAAGCCAAATCTCTCAACCATATCATCAGGTAGATTTTTGTAAGCAGCCTCAAAAGGCTTAGTGAAAAACATTGTTGGTTTTATTCCGTTTCTATATACGCTTCGAGCAATCAAGAAAGACAAACTCTTGCGGTTTAAAAATTTTCCATCAGCTCCACGAGGTGCAAGTCCTTTGCGAACTATCCACTTGTCGAAAGCCTTTGGAGGAGGCATACCTTTTAAACCATTTTTACCGCCTTTTGATTTATACGAGTAAGGTGTATTGTACTTTTTTTTGATACCGCTAACACCCTTATCCTGATAGAAACCGTAGTCTTCCATCGTGAACTCCATATGAAAAGAGTTAGGGTACGCTTTGACCTTGCCTTTGATTGAGTTATAGAGCTTCTTAGACGAGTTCTTTTGCAGTCTCGTTAGGTTTCGCTTAGATTGACTAATTACTGCGTCTCTAAAGCGGTCTAATACTTTCTGAAGCTCGGTTGTATCCATTAGCAGATTGTAACCTCGTTAGGGATTAGTACATCAAAAGTCATAGTCCAACCAGCAAGGTAGTTCTCGAAACGCTCAGTAAACGGCTCACATAATGGATTGCCGTCAACAACGTACTTATCATCCCACAAGTTTCCGTGTAACATTAGCGCATAGGCTCGATTTAAGACCTCTAATTGAGTGTTTAGTACATCTTGCTCATTTGAGTTGCCTCGAAACACGTCAGTCGTTGCTTTCTTGCTGATGTCAACGATGTCCATTGCTAACAATGAGATGTTAAAACGCACTACATTAGTTTCAAACGATGCGTTGTTGACAATCATATGCACAAGTGGGAAGATAGTCTGCTTGTTTAAGTCCACCTCGAAAATGTCTCCCTCCGTTACCGTGTTAACAATAGGGTCAGCAATAAAGTGGTCTTTAAGTTTGGTTGTTATATCGTAAAATCCTTTCATCGTCTTAGTTGTCTTTCAAGTTGTCTTCTTTCGATTTCGTTTTTTTGCTTCTCGAACGTGAGATAGGTGAGACATTTAGTAAGTCTCGATTTGGCAATATCATCAAATTTTGTGACGTCTCCCTTAGCAAGTGCATATAGTGACTGATACCATCCCCATCGTTTGCTAAATTGAGTTGTTTCGCTAAAGTCTGCGATAGGGTCTTCTCCCTCTTCATCTCCCTCTCCAAAAAGTTCAGGGTAGCTTGCAGTAAGTCGTTTTCTAAATTGTAAAAAAAAAGCGATGCTGCTATGCAAACGTCTAATGGAGCGTACTTCATTAAGTCTTGCGCTCCGATGTTAGGGTCGTAGTCGTGAATGTCGTACTTTTCTTTCTTTCGTGTTTTGATAGGACGATACAACACCGCCATCGCCTTGTGAAAGTTATCCCAACTCTGCAAGTGATTGTCCAAATCAACATACTCTCCGAAAGTTATTTCCTCAAGTTCAGGAATAAAGCCGAACTCCATATCCTTAATTTTGAATGTCGGACTGAACGTAGGCACTTGACTGAATAGCTGAGTGAAGTGTGCTATCAATTCGTTGAGTGACTTGAGTTTTATCTTAGCCACCTCAGTCAATCGAATACCGCAGAAAATCTCCACCATCTTTTGAGCTATGAACTCCTCGTCAGTAGAGTTCTGCTGCACTTTCAAAAAGTCCTGATAGTGCTTTAGTGGTATTTCGTTTAGGTCAGTAGGAACTTTTATTTGTACTTCCATATTTATTTAACTTGTGATTCGTCTTTTTGTAACACATAGGCATAGGCCTGAGCGAGCATCTGAGTATGTCTGCGCACGTTGAAGATATCATTGAACACGATCTTGACATTTTTACCAGTCTTGTCTTTGATATACTGCTCAACTACCCGTATCATTTTAGGCAGCTCATCGGATGTTGTATTGTCCATAGTTTGATTTTAGTCCGAGTGCTTCCATCTCGTGGTATCTAAGCGCATCAATAGCGTGATTGAAGTGGTCGATAGGTTTGTTCATTCTGACACCTTGCTTGTCGACATCCCAACAATATGACCTCAGCTCTTTGATTAGGTTTGTACTTGATTTGGTAACTAAGTAATCTTGTCTTTGCATTACATCAATACCATAGTTGATTGAGTCGTTACCCTTAGTCACTCCTTTTATCGTCTTTCCGTAGCGTCTTATCTCCTCGATTGATTTAGGTTCGGAACTATCAGCGTAAATAATCACACCTGACGGAAGTATCTTAGCGATGTCTGAGTTGACCATACCAGTTCGGTAAACAATTTCGTTTACTATCCGCTTTCCGTTCCAATTATAGATGCCTATGGCTGCCGTAGGGTCATTCGTGTAACCAAAGTCAAGTCCGATGCCTACTAACTTAGCCTCATCAGGTATCGTGTCTATCTCTTTCCAATTATTGAACACTACTCCCTCAAGACTACCTACCTCACCGAGTCCGTACACTCGCCACCAATTTGCCCAGTAAGAACTTGTAGCTGCTTTCTCTCGGTTCTTTTCTATTTGACTTACGATTGATTCGTCTAAGGCTTCGTTGTCTTTGTAGGTTAAGATTATAAAGTCCGTGTCAGGTTCGTCTTTTAGTTCCTTATGTACCCAAAACTCATTCGCAGGGTTAAAGTCTAAGTAAACCTCACGCTTGGTACGGATGGCAAGTTCGTTGTATGCTTCGAATGTTACGTTGTTGCACTCGTTGATGTACAAGATGTCACGTCTCGCACCTCGTAGTTTACTGGCATCGTCTGCTGAGAAGAACTCTATCGAACTGCCATTAGCGAAATCGTATCTAAGTAGCGTCTTATTGAACCTATCATCAAAGTAGCGATTAGTCCAACGCATTATTTTCAGGAAGTCTTTTAGCGCACCTCTTCGTAAGTGTGGTATCGTCTCAGCCACTACGGAGACTTCTAAGCCCTTTTCTTTAGCGCACTTGTCTATCAGTATCGGAAGTATGCCAAACGTCTTGCCTGCCGATGTTCCGCCTTGAATGATTTTAATTCTCTTCTTTAGGGAGAGGATTTTATTTATCGAGGTAGTTCGTTTGAACATCTGCGTCTATTGCTTTTGGTTCTTCAGGAAACAACGGCATTTCCATTGTCACGGTAGTCTCAGTCTTCTCAGTTAGTCCGTTTAAACGTGCGGTTAAGTTCGCATTGTACTGACCTACTAAGCCTCCGTTGATTTGGTCTGAGCGAATTTCTCGTTTTATATATGTAGAGACGGAGCAAAATTCTTCGTAAGCTTCATTAGTATTCTTAATGTAATGCTCAATCCAAAGGTCGTGTTTCTCGAATGCCCATACTTCAAAACCTTCCATTGACAAGGGAACTTCAAGCGGTTCTGCTACCATCTCTCCGCTTCTTTGGTTGAGTGTGTACTTGTAGCGGGGATTGTCTTTAACCCAAGTCTTGTATTGTCTGAATAGTTTTAGGAGGGTATCAGGGCTATCTATCTTTCTTGGTCTTCCTACTTTTGCCATTTTCTATTTCGTGTTTTTGTAGTTGTTCTCTGCATATTGCGTATCGTTGGTCTTGATCATATTCTCTGACCATTACGTCATTCATCATACATCGTTGTATGAACTCTTTATTACTCTCCTGAGGCTGCGGTTTCGGTATAGGCATCGTAAACTTTTCTTAGGTTAAATACTATCTCTCGGAAGCAAGAAGCGCAAGAGGATGGCTCTAAACGTACTTTCATTACTCTTGAATAGATTTCTCTAACTCTTGTTACTTCAGTTGGTTTAAATGTTTCTTGTTGAAGGATTCGTGTTTCCGTAAGCCAGTTGTACTCATCTTCGGTTAAGCACTCAGGTTGGCGATATGGGAACCACTCGTTGAGTTTCTTTTTACGCTCATCGCATCCGCAGTCCTCTCCTG